AATCATAACAAGGGGAAACGATATGAACTGTCTAGAATGCGGTAAGCATGAAATTCACTGTAAGGGATTCTGTAACGCCTGTTACACACGCTGGCAGAGAGCCGGCAGACCACCCGTAAGATTCGATTACAAGTCACCAGTAGAGCGTTATCGAGCAGACTGTCAGAACGGCATAGTTCTTGGCTTACTGGCTGGTAAAGTGACCCACCTAAACATTGCTCGTAAGTACGGCATCTCTGAGAATACGGCCAGAAGATACATGGTCCACTATGGATTGATTGACTCTAGCGCCAAGTCGGCCAAGAAGAATGAGCATAAAAAGCTAGTACAGAGTCCAGCTAAGAAGATGGCTGTCAGCATGGCATGGGTGAAGAATGAAACACCTAAATATCATTTACCTGTCTGACTGTGTGTATACATTGTGTATATTGTGTGTACACATCGGATTAATATTCGCACCAACTAATATAGGTTAAATACTATGGAACTAACGACAGCAGAACTAGAGACTATATTTGAAGCACTAGAGGCATATGGCGGTGAGCTTGAGCTGATGGATGCTGTGTCACTTGAGATCGAAAAGCGTGAGCTAGAAGAAGTAGATTTCGATGACGATGATGGCTGTGCAGGCGGTGCCTGTAAGCTGTAACAGTTAAGGGCGTGGCGGTTATTACATTCAATTAGAGAGGGATCGATGGCCGTCATGCCCGCCTTACAGTGACACCATATCTGCTCATTTTGGCGCGATATGGCGCATAGTGAGTAAGATATGACACATTAAGCGAGAAAGAGTGATGAGGTTCGCATCGGCTTTGTGGATATGGGTAAGGATACAAGGTTTGGGAGGGATAAGTGATTAACGATACAGACGCTTTTCTAACGCTAGTATTTGTTGCAATTGCAATTGCTTTTATTGATTGGTTGATAATTGGATATTAGTGTAATCATGACATTTGATGAAGGTTTAAAATGTGCGCTAAAGCAGGATTCTAACACCCTGAATAAACTACAACTTACACTGGAGGAAGAGTGATGAACTTTGATTACATGACACCAGAAGAAGAGGCAATCATGGATGAGATGCTAGAGGTTATCAATGATGATAACTTGCCGGACATTAAACCGGACATGGTAAACCATCCTCCACACTACACTCAGGGCGGCATTGAGTGCATAGAGGCTCTGGAGGCTATGCTAGGCAAGGATGCATTTTATGCATATTGCCGTGGCACTGCCGTTAAGTACCTATGGAGAACCGGACATAAGTGGGACGACCAAGAAGATATTAAGAAGGCTATCTGGTATCTCGAACGGATTGTCAAATGAGTTTTTTGAAGCACACTTGCCGACACTGTGGTGGTAGAATGATCTTACTCACCAGTCTTAACCAATTGATGTGCTCCGATTGTAAGCGCACCAGAGATTGGCGACTCAAAGAAAACCAACCAAGTGTTCTGATAGAAGGATTAAAAGGCAATGGCTGATAACGTAGCATTCCTAACTAACAAAATTAACGCGTACAAAACAGATATTGACCACATCAAATCAATGATGGGCAAGACACTAGATTCATCGGAAGAACAAAAACTACGATCGGAAAAGATCAAATACACGAACGAGATGATGAACTACATTCAGTTACTTGATCAGTTCAAAGCATCATAAAAAAGAAGGCCGGTACAGCAAGGGGAACTGACCGGCCTAATCCAACAACGGAGGAGTGTGTTGAGGCTTAATTATCTCAGAACCTGAGAGATATTAACAGTGTGACGTTCAACTTCTCCATAATCTTTATGGAAAACCAACGCCTTACTATCCTGACCGGCTCTGTACCCACCACTATAGGCATACCCATCCTTTGCGGCAAGCGTTCTGAATGACTCGACAATACAACCAGAATACTCTTTACGAGTGTCATGATGTATATGACCAGTCAACCATAACCTGCTCCCATCTTGGGAGTCTGCCCATTCAGTCGGATGATCGGTAGCCATTACCATTGGTAGCTTATCTGGCTTGCAGGTGTGGCCATGATGCACACCAAAGAAGTTCTTACCAAAGCTGAAGTATTGGAACACAGAGCTAGTCATGTCGATTTCTACACGCGGCTCATTCTGATACATATGTTTCAGTGCAACCTGTAGGAACATTGCACCGGTATCGTCATGGTTCCCGATGGTAGTAATGACCTTAACTGAACTGTGGCGTTCTAATGCAGAGTTGATCATCTGGATCATAATCTTCAGGCCGGTATCGACCATCATGATGTAATTACCATCTGTATCGAGAACGTGCCTGTGACGCTCTGTAACGCCCGCTACATTATCCCTGTGAAAGTAGTCGCCTAAGTTTACGATTACCGCCTGAGAGCAGTGTGGGGCCGTTTTAACGAGCCTGTCGAATACTCCGCAGAAAACTTCTTGGGCTTTCTTCAGATCCCAGTCATCGCCAGTCTCTTCCCTGTATGCCAGCATACCGATATGAGGATCGCCCAATGGGTATACAGCCATAAGGTCATCAGCCGCTAAAGATGGGCAGTATGGTTTTGTTTCAAATATGGGTAATTGTTCAACATATGATTCAACAAGCTCCTTTATGGATTCCATGTAGGCTTGCTTATCTATGTCAGTTTTAACCCATTGCTGTTTGACCTGACCATCATCGCCATAAAGAGTCGATACCCCTTTAACGACAAAACCATCCGCAGTGGGATGGCTCATGTCATGATCGGGCGCATAGCCACGCTTGGCGGCATACTTCTTAGCTTTGGTCTTAGCACTGCGTACATACGATCTACCAACGCCTAGCTTTTCAGCTATCTCAGCATTAGTTAAACCTTGCACAGATAGTTCACAAACTGTGTATTGTCGGGTGCTTTTATCGAGTAGATTTAGAATCTGCGGATCAAGGGACATCACCGTCCTCCGTTTGATTAGCCCTTCCAGCGAGCAGGGCCGTTCGTGCGAGTGTCTACATGAGTAAACGTCTCATAAGATCCAACGCCACCAACGCCCTTCATTAGGGATGCGACTAGCTCTTGGACTTCCGCTGGAGAATGGCCTTTAACGACAATATCAGCCGCCCGACCATATAGGTGCTGTGACTTAGGAGAGCCACCAATATTGTGATTATGCGCTCGGCAACGGCAGGCAGAGTTAATGGTTACTGGCGCATCGAAATGAGCACGAACACATTCTAGCAATGTCATTAGCTCTGTATCTACAGTATCGAAACCACAGCCACATTTACAAGCAAACTCGGACCTATGAAAGTGTGAACCTATTTTACCATCCATCACTTCTTCCTCTTTTCCATTACACCTTCAAAGGCTCCACCACCAAAGTAGAAGCCGACAATGGCAAGCATAATCTCACCCAGCCACATCTCATTGGCATAGTCTTTGGCACGATCAACGGCATCTAGGTCAATCACGCCATATAATGCGCCAACGACCCCGTTAGCCATAATAAATAGAAACATAAACGTAAACGCGAAGGCAATAACGCGCTGTGCAATCTTGAATGGAGCATAAGCGGCTAAGAGGTCAATCTTTGCTTTTGACTTTGCGGCAATCTCTTCTTCTGTGCTTGTGTGCATTGAGTCAATTAGATCGATGCCTTTAGAAATAACATCACCAGAACCGAATATCTTAGATAATACGCTGAACATTATTTGGCACTCGCATCAGCCTGTAGCCGCCATTCAAGCTCTTTAATAGATAGTCGCATCTCGTTAATGTCGGCTTGGTTAGCGTATTTATACATAACCGTTTCCATCTTTAACTGCATATCGTTCAGCGTCTTAAAGTTCCATGTTATAAGTGCGAGCAAAAGAGCTAGTACACCTTGTATGATCTTCTGCTCCATAACTTAGAACCTCGCTAAATAAAACATGAAGCTGACAGCGCCAGCTAATATAATCCAGAACATCCGATCAGCGAACCGAGCGACTCCTTCATTATCTCGAACAATCTTAGCCAAACCGTCAATATCGACTTCTGCCTTCTCAACGCGTTGCTCAACATTATCAAGCCTACGGTTGGAGCTAATCATCTGTTCTTCAACACGAACAATCTTTGTCACAGCGTCAGTTAGCTTATCTATTTTTGACTCAAGTCTGTCGAATCGCTGATCGGTATCCATTAGTAGTTTCCTTTCCAGTCAGAGCGGAATGCATCAAAATCCCCTGACAGGATCTTGCGCTTAATAACATCGCCTCGTGCCGCCGCATCAGACCAACTTACGCCAGCCTCTTTGCACCACTGTTCAGCTAGGGCCATAGGTATGCGTCCAATAAATCGAGCGTCACCTTTACCAGTTTTGTCGCCATCCATACCAATAATACCATTACGGCGGATCTCTTCCATCTGCTTCAGTATAGGTGAGAAGTCATGGCTTTTTTTGACGATCAGCTTACCATCTTCTTCATAAATCTTTTCATTAGCGCTCATACTTCAACGTCCTTCTTAACAGTACGCTTTATGGTACGTTTAGGCTTAGGTGTTGACTCTTTGGCAACCGGCTCTATGTACGGTTCAGCGCGAACACCTAAATCTAGATCTGTTTCAACAACCTCACCACGACGGTAGCGCTTACCATCGATCATGATTGAACTATTAGTTACTACATACTTTGGCATTTACTCTCTCCTGATGTTTAAAAAAAGGGGCCGAAGCCCCCTTTATATTACTACAACTTACGCAGAAGTAGTGTTGTCTGCGATGAACGCGTTACCAGCTTCGTTACGGCACACGAGAGTAGCCTCTGCCACGATCTGGCGAGCTTCAGAGTCACCAGTCTTGGCAAGAGCTTCGTTCTTCATGTTACGTAGAGAAGCCATAGCCCACATATCTGGATCGATGATGAACACATCGCGTGAACGCACGTTGCGTGAAGGTACGAACTCTACAGTGCCGAAGCTTGTAACGTAAACGTCTAAAGCATTTACGACAGAGTTATTACCGCCAACAGCCGCGCCGATAGTTGAACGCTGGTTGTTCATACCGTTGAAGCCAGATACCGCTACACCCATGTTGTAAGCAGATAGGTAAACCTGCGAAGGTGTGCCCCCATTCTCCCATGCGGACTGCATTGCGGAATCGAAACGAGCCTGAGTGAATGCTTCCTGAGTACCGTCAGTGTAAGTGTCAGTACCGTCACCAGTAGCAACCGCACCATCAGATGCACCTTCTACGTTAGAAGTAAGCCATGCAGGAACACCAGCAAGCTGACGCGCAGTAGTGCTGTTACCAGCAACGCGAGCTTGGTTGTTGAACATGGTAGCTTCCATGTCTAGCTTCAAAGTTTTACCAGCGCGTAGGATGGCATATGCCATTTCCTTGCCGCGGCCAGCTTTCTTAAGGCCATCATCAGTACCAGAAACGCGAATAGCGTCCTTGAAGATTTGCGTGTATGACCCGAGTCGAGTAGTTGGAGCTACGGCAGTTGCAGTAGTCTCGTCACCTTCGATGTGGGCATTTGAAGTAGACGCGCTACGAAGTGCATTAGTCTGCCACTCATGGTAAGTGTTAGCCGCTTTCGTTTTAGCGATAGCAGAAAGGAATGGAGTTTCTGAAGGAGAAACGTCATAAATTACGTCAGCCAAGTCTTCCTTGATGCCGTTCATATCGTACGAATCGTACGTGTTAGTAGGTTGTGCCATGAGAAATTACCTCAATATAAGTTATTTGAACATTAACGCCAGTGCGTCATCGACGCTACCGGACTTCTTCAGTTTAGATTTGCTCTGCTGTACCTGCTTGCGCTTAGGATCGGCAGTTCGTTTAGCCTGCGGTTTAATAACCGGACGAGCCTTACTAGCTTTCTGTTCGGCCTTAGACTTGTTTGCTTGGCTCTTTCTCCAACGCATAGCATCGGCAAGAACCATTAGTGCGCGATGATCAGTCACGCCTTGCAAGTCTTCTGGCGCGTAGCCGTAGAACTCGTTAGCAGTCTTAACAAGATCTTCCTTGAATTTACCGGCCCGTTCAGGGTCTTTAAACTCAGGGATTTTCTCTGTCAACTTCTCCATCTCTTGAGTCAGGCGAACCTGTTGCTCTTGAGCTTGCATCTGTTGAGCATATGCCTGTTGCTGGCGCAATTGCACCTGCTGTTCGTTAAACGCCTTCATGCCCTCGTCGTACTGCATCTTAGCTTCCATATAGCCTATGGGGTCGCTGTCGAACAGTTCGCGTGACGGCTCTTCAGGTGGCTTAACAAAACCTTCCTGTTGCACCTTCTGGTACATCGCTTGGATGGCTTGCGCGGCTTGGGCTACCTGTTGGGCTTGTGCCTGTGCCTGCTTACGCATCTCAGCGGCTTCTTGCATACCTTTCTGAATCTTGCCTTGTCCTGAATAACTACGCTTGAGATCTTCGAGAGTTACATCAACTTCTTCCCCGTCAACTTTAACGCGGACTGTCGATGGCTCAGATTGATCTGGCTCATCATCTTCGTACTCGGTAGATTCTTCTTCGGTATCGTCCTCGTCAGAGTATTCCTCTTCAGAGTATTCAACTTCGGAATCTTCCTCAGTTTCTACTTCAGGGGCTGGAGCATATTCAGCCTCTAAAGATTCTTCGATTGTATCATTTTCTGATACTTCCTGAACAGGCTCTTCTGGAGCCATAAATGCTTCGACCGCTTGGTCTAAGTTCATGCCTTCGGTGCTCATGTGAACGTCCCTACTATGTGGCAAAGCTATTTAATTAGCTTGCGTTTCTCTTTTATGGCCTCGTCCGATCTAACGGATTGGAGAGCCTGCTCTACTTTGTCCATAGCCCGCAGAATGTGCTTTGCGTCTTCACGCTCTTCTACATCCCATCGACCACTATTAACAAAGATGTCGATCTGCTCACGGCGTACCCTGTGGATAACTTCCTTGAACACATCGTCATTCAGTAGTCGCTGTACGTCAGCGGCTGTTAAATTCATTTTATTCCCCTTGAGTTATACTTTGTTATACCTAGATGTTACCCATGTCATCACGCGGTGCCTGTTGCATTGCGCGTACACGCTCTACATCTACCGCAGAACCATATTGCCCTAGAACCTTAGCGGCCTCAATCAGCAAATCTTGATGCATTTGGTCGCGGTTTAGATCATCCTCACGCGCCGCCAACTCGAACTGAGTCTTCAGCTTGTTCAGGTCGTTCTGCTGACGTAGGTTCAACTCAGCCATCTTAGCTTGCTGATTGGCTTGAATCTTAGCCGCATCAGTCTGTGCCTGTAGTTGCATCTTAGCCGCATCCGACTGCATCTTAGCCTGAGCCTTGATCTGCTCTGCCTGAATCATAGCCTGCGCAGTAGCCGCATTAGGATCTGCTTGACCCTGCTGTGCCGCCTGCTGTTGCGCCATCATCTGCTGAACGATCTGCTGGTCCACCTGTGGGTTCATTGGGTTGAAGTAACGCTCTGCATTACGGTAGCCACCAAGAGCCAAGATGTCAGCCAGTGTGTTGCGGATCTGAGTCAAAGTAACTAAACCATTACCTGCGCCGTACTGCTGGTAGATCATAGATTGAGTCTGGAATGTCTGCTGTAGTGTTGCCAGCTTCATATCTTCCTGACCAGTACCAAGACCTACGTTTGCAGATACATCCATAGACGTATTCCAAGCGCGAGGATCTACTGGGATAAACTGACCCTGTAGGCGCATTAGCTGTTGCTCTGGTGAGTTCTTCACAAGTAGCTTAAGCATTAGCTTGAACAGTCGGCGCATACCAGTTTCTGCTAGGTTGCGAGCAATAACCTCTACCTGACCCTGACCACCAGACTGAGCTAATTTAGCCGCAGTAGCTGATGTGTTTTGTAGAACGTCTGGATCAAGACCTAGAGATGCGCGTGAGACACCCGTTTTGGTCTCTGTGAGCTGATCTAGGTACTGTAGTGCTGGTAATGTACTACCTGCAACAAACGGCACTGTCATCGGCGCTACGGAGCCAATCTGACGCGAGCGCATAATTGCACCGATCTCGTTGTTTAGAACGTCATCGATATTAACCATGTCGTCTAGAACTTCTAGGCGTGGGTTGTTGGTTAGCGCCACGTTATCTAGGATACCGCGAAGCATCGATGTAGCCGCGTCTTGATCATTGATAACTAGGTCAGCAATAGAGCGACCGTAGAATGCGTGTGGCTCTGGATCAACCTCGAATACTGCGAATGGAATCTCGTCCCATAGCTCGTAATCGATCATCTCGTAGTTGGTGCCACCTAGAAGGAACTTGTACAACATTGGTACGCCAGTGCCTTCGATGTCCATCTTCATGTAGGCTTCAGTCACTAGAACCAGCTTCATAGATGGATCAGCGGCAGACTCGTCCTGATCATCTTCCATAAAGCCTTTACGCTCATAGATCTCCATGTCGTTGCCGGTAGAGCCAGATGTTAGTGAGTCGAACTCTGATACTTCATCAAAGTCATAGCCCATAGCAACCAGATCACCTACGCGCATTTCTGTGCGGTGTGCGACAACATAAGCATCTTCAATCGATGTAGCGTTACGATCTACAAAGAATTCTTCAGGAGGTACTGACTTAACGCAAATCTTACCTTCAGTCGATGTATGGCTGATCTTAAGTGAGTGCTCTTTGTGCTCTACTTCCTGATCAATAACCTGACCATCTGGAGTCTGCATCTGCTGGATCTCAACAGTCGCCTCTTCAGAGTGCTCTAGGATCTCAATCTCAGGATCGTTCGCAATAGCGTAGAACTCTTCATCAGTCAGGTTGTCGTATGTGTGGATCTCACCGACAGAGTATTCATCCCAGTAAATCTTTAGTACGCCTTGCTTCTTAACTAGCGCATCGTGGAACGCATCAGTTAGTAGGCGGAAGCCACCGGCCTCGTTAAACGAGTAGTTGACGTAGCTAGTAGCTGTCTCAGCCATAGGAACGTCTTTAGGTGCCTTAGGGATAAACTCAACAGCCTTCTCGTTAGACGCGAAGATGCGAAGTAGTGACGGCTTGATGTTACGAACAGTGTCACGAACCTTAGTAGAGACTACTTTAGATCGACCTTCTTCGTGACCAAGGTCAGTCTCACCATCGAAGTAGCGCTGTGCCTTGATACGATCTTCTGCGATCTCAGACTCTACAAAGTCTACCGCCTCATCTACTGCATCCGAGACGATGTTCTCAATCTCGGTTGCGTCCATTGGCTTTAACTCTGCCATTACTTAGAGCCTCTCTTTAGTAGTTCTTCCATAGACCTAAACGCATTATACTCATTTATATCTTTTACGTCTTTTAACTTCTTGCCGGCCCAGTCTACGGTAGCTTTAATCATTCCAGATTTACCGCCTGTTGCAACTTCTTCCATGCCTCTCATTGCATTGGCCACACCAGCTTCTATGCCTCCCTCAAAGCCAGTCTTAGCGACAGCTCCAAATTGGCGATCAAGAGCGTTTGCAAACATGGCAAGATCACGAACACTTTCGTTGAACTGAGGAATATCTTTAGCTTTTGCATTAGGGACTACAAAACCCACATCAGTTCCGGCAGGCTTACTAAACTGTTCAACAAGATCATCAAGATCAGCCAAAGCATTATCTAGACCAACGCGAGTCTGGTAATTACTAAATAGCTTTCTCAGCTCTTGGCCCATCATCTCTGAGTCAAAGATATCAATCTTTCCTGCTGTGTTTGAGTTAAGGTTATCAAAAACCTGTAGCGACTTAGACATTGTGTCATTAACGCGAGCGTAATCAGGGTTTGCCTCTCGAAGCGTGTCGTTTAGAGATGCACGAACATTTTTAAGGAGCCTGCGCCCCTCTTCAGTCAACCCAGACTTGGACTTCTTCTGGAAATCAATTAGGGAGTCTAGCTGGCGTTTCAGCATATGCATTCTATAAGCATCTACATTGCCAGCGTTCGCCATTAGGTTCGCTGTGCGCTTTAGCATTGTCTGTGCAGATGGATCTGCCTCAATAACTGAGCCTTTAAAGTCAAACTCAGGCTTGTAGCCGGATTTTGTTTCTACCATCTTGAATCCAACATCAAGATTATTTAGGCCATCAACAAACGACTGCTCAACAGGGGCGGTATCTATACTTTGTCCCTTAAGTTTATTTTCAGCAATTGACTGCAACTCAACACTTGCTTCTCTTAACTTATTTTTTACAAAGTTAACTCGCTTGGCTACGGCAATACCAACAACGTCTGACGGCCTAGTGCGCTGAGATGGGTTATTTCTTATGCTCTCCATATATTCAAGCATTTTTGACATCTGTGTTTTGGTGTCAGGGTTGGCAACCTTTACCATCTGAACAATGCCTTTATCCCATTCCTGACCAATAGCTTCTTTGGCTTCTTGGCTTTTTCGAGTACCGCCAAATGGTGACTGTTCATATGGCGCAAGACCCTGCTGTCTGCCGCCTGCCTCTAACTCTCTAGCCGCAATCTCACCAGATGTCTGACCAACTGGTGCGCCAGTAATCTCAGAGCGCGGTATCTCAGCAGGAATGGATTTTTGAACTTCAGGTGTTAGTACTTCGTAAGACAGGTTTTTCTCGTTAAGTAAATCTCTCAGGTAGCGCGTAGGAGAGCCATCTGGGTTCTTTAGCTTAACTGGCCCCTGTAATGTGCGAGCAGACTTAATGCCTGTTAGTGTCTCAAGAACAGTAGGTAGCGTCTCGTATGCGGTAGCAAGCAACGGACTGCCTGTTCGCTCAAGCGCCTGACCGCCCATTTCTTTACCAAGGCCAAGCAAACCAAGACCCTCTTCACCAAGGTATCTGTCTGCAACATCTGAAATAACACCTAGGTTGCGCTTGGTGACTTCAGATTCCGGTTTAAAGAATGGGTTTGCCTGAGACTCAGCAACAGCTCTTGCGCCAGCACCAGATGTCTCTTGAGGATTAATTGCCGCACCAATACCCTGATAACCAGACAGGATTTCATCAGCAATCCCTCCGCCAATGGCACCAAGCGTCTGAACCGCCCCTGAAAACTCTTCGGCAACAGAAGGATTTAATTCACCCTGAACGCGTCCAGCTTTTGGGCTAGATGTCATTACTTCAGGGTTGTATAAACGAATCCGCTCTGCCTGAACTCTTCGCTTTAGCTCTTCAGAGTTGGGATCGATATTATCAGGAATATCTTCAATGATAATCCCATCTTCTGTCTCAATTGAATATGGCATTAGTATTTAACCCTTACAGTGTTAGATCCAGAAGGCTGGCCCTCGTTCTGAGTAAATGGCTTAACAACCTCTTTAACCCAATCTGTATATGGTACACCAGATGCGAGTCTGTCTGCCTGTTTTGCAATCTCTCTTTGCAGTTTTTTCTGAGCTTCAAGTTTCTTATTAACCCACTCAAGTAGCTGTGGCTCATCAAGACCTTGAGGTAGCGCAGTGTCAAGCGCAAGTTTCAACTCGGTTGCACTTAGAGCACCAAACGTAGCAGAGTTAATTACATCAATACCCAAGCTGTTAGCCGCAGAGCGAAGTGTGGCAGTTGCCTCAGAGAATGCAGGCATGAACTGATCAATAACACCTGTACGGGCATTACCTGTATTAAGCTCAGACTTGATTGTTTCAAGATTACGGATCTGGCTAGAGATGTTAGAAAACTGTTTGTAGGTATCTGCCGCCGCAGTCTGTGACCGCTTCATATCTGCAAGTTTTAGTGCATTAGATGACTCAAGGCCAGCTTCTTGCTCTGGAGTTAGGCCAGTTGCACCCTCTACATTCATACGAGTAACAGAGCCAGTATTTGGATCTGTCGCAATGACATACTTCTGCCCTGTATCTGGATCAGTGAACGCCTGCGAAGTCTTTAGACCGGACTTGGAGCCATACTTTTGCTGTAAGAACTGTGTAAGTGCAGTTTTAGCCATTGTTGGGTTTTGCTCGATCATATCGGCAAGATCGTTTTGACCATTCTTGCGTAGCATATCTACTGTAGCGTTAGCTGATTTTCTGGTCTGTGCTTGATCTAAACCTCTAGTTCCCAAGGCGCGTAAAGCAGGATCGTTTCTTGATGCTAAGTATGTGTTAGAAATTGCACCCAATCCCTGCTTACTAAATAGCTTATCCATAAACGACTGCTCTTGTTGTGGCTCTTGGGTAAAACCGGAACCAGTGTTGATAGGAGTTTCTTCAGTGGCAGGGCCGGCGTATGACCCACGACCACCAACATTCAGGCCTTCGATCAAGCCTTGTGGCTTAGATACTGGTGAGAATGGTGAAGAGTTTACTGCCGCATTTGCCTTGGTAAATGGCATTGCGCCAGACATAACATCAAGCGCAGACTCTACAGGTTTAGGTCTCTCTATGGCAGGAGACATTGCAGGAGTAATCGACCTCATCGCCTCTGCGTATGTATTAAATACGCCAGCTTCTGTTTGAAAGCGGCCATCGCCAAGTGGGCGAATCTTCTGTTGTCCTAGCATTACTATCTCCTAAAGACCTGAGTAAATACTACCGCCTAGTGCTAGGTAGTCGAACAATCCACGGCTAGGTGCCTGACCTGTCGTAGTAGATGTTTGTCCATATGGTGTTCCGCCTAATGCCTGCGTGTAAGCCGATAGCGCAGTGTACGGAGATTGTGCGTAACCTTGGTACTGTTGGCCTGCTTTATCCATTGCCATCTGCTGTAGAGCTTGTTGCATAGCGCCCTGTTGAGATAGGTTCTGGTTAATAGTCTGACCCATGCCGAAGCCAAGGTTAGACAAGTTCCCAAGCTGGGAGGCCGCACCCATACGCATCTGCTGATCAGCCGCCGCACGAGACATGGCATCACCGTAGCCTTGGTAGCGTAGGTTTCCGATCTGATTGTTAAGTGCGTTCTGTGTGTTAGCCGCCATAGTACCCTGAGCAACACCGTGGCGAGAACCACCAAATGCGCCGGCCGCTGTAGCCTCTGCGCCTAGTTGGTTTACACCCTGCTGGTAGTTAGTCAGTGCATCTTTCTGCATACCCTGAATAACATTCTGCTGGAATGGGTTAGCGTACTGGTTAGCCGCCTGAGCTGAGTTAAAGCCCATGCCTGCCGCTGTACCTGCCATTGCACCCTGCAAGCCCTGAGAGGCCGCAGTGTTTACGTTAAAGTTTTGTCCTGCTGAAGCGCCCATTATCTTATCCTCTTACCAGCCGCCGAATGAATATCCGCCAGCCGCGTTGCCACCGCCTGCGCCAATACCTGATCCTGTCCCGCTATCTAGCGCGCTAGACTGTCTTGACGATGAACTTGCGCTAGTGCTTGGATTGTATGACTCGTAGTCACTCCATGAACCACCTGCATTTACAGGGATTACAGTTTGCTGATTACCAACAGGCTGATAATCATTCATATAATAATCTTCTACGCGATTTCTAGCCAAGGAACCGAGTATTGACATAACTGGGCTTGTGATAGCTTGAGCCGCAGTTGGCTCACCAAAGTTTTTAGATAGCCACTCAACTGGAGCGCTACTGATAAAGTCGTAGTAGTCACCCTTTTGTCCAGATACACCGGAATCGCTTGAACTGTAATCGACCATTGACTGTACGGATGCTGGAGCAACTTCCGATGCGACAGATCCGTAAGGAGTAAACATTGTATTAGCATCGCCAGATGTAGGATCGATAAACATAGAGTTGATCGCCTCGTACTGTGCAGGTCGATTCTGAGCAAGTTGTGCTAGAGACTGATCATAAAGATCGCCAGAGCTGTAACCAGAGAAGCCAAGGTTGTTAGTCTGCTGTGCAGGCATACCAGCCATTGCATTAGTCGGTGCCGATAGACCAAACGCCGAAGCCGCATCAGCAGTGTTCTGCATTGCGCTCTGTTGCATTGGAGTAAAACCGGCAACGTCTAGACCGTATTGGGGAACATAGCCAAGCTGTGAAACGTAATCAGCGCGAGCTAAGTTAGACTGAGCCGCATCTTGAAGCCATGATGGCAACTCAGTTTGAGTTACCTGTGTAGTAGTACCACCGCCACTACTCATAATTAAATCCTCTTAATCATACTGGTATGGGCATAATCCCAACCGTCATTCTTTAGAGCCTTTTCCCAGCCTTTACGGCCTGTGAGCGTGAAGGCACTACAACCTATTGATTTAGCCCATTCTACCGCTTTTTCTTCTAAAGCGCGAATATGGGATAACTTACCACCAGCCAAGAAGATGTGTAGAACTCTCTTCTTAGGATAGTCGATTACTTCTGTGATAACACAGCACTTCTCGTTGGACCAGAACTGAAACTTACCCTCTATCAGTCCATCAACAATATGTACAAAGTCATGTGTGTCACCAGAGTGCCTGAGAGCCGCCTCAATCCATTTTCTGCACCGGATAAGCTCTTCATTCATTACTGGTGAATCCTAGCTACTGACAAGGTAACTGATGGCGTAGCTGGGCAGAATGACTCAGCCGCGTGAGCCTCAAGTGTAACCGCTGTATCTGATGTCGCCCACTTAGCTTCTAGGTAGTCGCCTGCTGATACTGTAAATAACGCGGTACGACTCATTACGACTGTGCCACCATTCATATCAATAGATATCTTCATTGTAGAGCCACCAACATCAGTGCCGTTTAATGCAGGCCAAAACCATAGATCTTTCAGGTTAGCGTTAGATGATGTGATCTGAACTGAGAATGCCAGAGAGTACATACCCCCATCACTGAAGTGTATCTCAGTACCATTTTCTAGAGATATTCCATCGGCATTTTCGATACCATCCCACTCAATTGCATAAGCGGTATTATTGGCCGCCGCAGTGATGTTTGTGTTGCTGTACGCCATGCCAGAGCCATCCTGAATAACCAGAGGTCTGTATATACCATCAATAGATACGACAGGCTCTTTCTCTGCGTTATCCCACAGCAATATGCCATCTTCAGGCGCTTTCTGCTCACCCCTACGCCACTCAAGCCTACTGCGAGCAGAGTCTAGGTATTGACCTAAACGGTTGCCCCAGACGATCCAGTTTTCACCAAACGGCTTAGGAGAACTCATCGCTGACCACCAGCCTTAACTTCTAGTCGGTTTGTACCAACGCGCCAATCTCCAGTTTTAACACCTTCAATCCGCATTTTTATCTGGCGACCAGTGAATCGCATTGAGGTTGGGTTGCTCATGCTATAAGCACCGTACTCTCGCTCATCGCCGTTCGGGTAGAACTTGGTTTTGAACTTAACCTGTACATCACCCTGAGTTAGCTCATCTGGAATCATGCCAGTCACTACCATAACCTGATCGCCGTTGCCTAGATTTATAGCACCAGTCTCAGCCCAAGGCATTTCCATGTTGTGGTAATCCCAACCAGATTCGTGATCGAATGGTCGGCATGTTGCTGAACAGAAGAATATTGGGTTGCGGTATATACCTGCATCCACACCTGTAGTGCGACCCATATAGCCGGTAAACCAGATGTTTTCTCTGTAGTTGTAAACTACATAGCTATCATTCTCTGTTGAATCCTCGGATGGGTAAAACCACCAGATCTCATTAAATGCTTTGTTAGGCACTGCGCAGATCTTAGACTTCTGAGATCGGTTGATGTTACTGAACACGTAATCATCTACCTCAGATGTTAACTCCTGAACCGATCCACCAGTGTAAACGTAGAAGTTTCGATCACCCATCCAGAAACAGCCAGCCTGAACCGGCACAGCAGATTTCTTAGAAATAACGCCACACGCAGAGCCAACGCGCTCAAAACCATACACAAACTGACCGCCAATATATGTGGCTACGTGAGCATCCTGATCGGTAAGTATGATGGTTTGACCTTGAACCTTATGACCACACTCAATCAAGCCGTTTGTCTGTAGCTCGATATCGCCAGCCTCGTTAGTGGCAAGCGGAGTCCAAGTAGTATTATCTTCACGATCACACCACTGAACCTTTCGCGGATTGCCGTCAGCACCAAGAGCAAACACAAAGCGCTCTTCTGTAACTACTACAGAACGGTTATCCACAGGCGCATTAGAAAGCTGTGCCGCCACAGCTGGGGTGCCGCGATCAAGTTGCCATTCATAGATCTTGCCATCGCTAGAGCCACAAGCAATTAGGTATTCGCCCCAAGTATCGAGAGCCCATGTGGTAGCCGGTAGCGATGCCTGAGAGTCATAACGCTCAGTGCCGTAGTACTCGTATCCGTAGTAAGAACCACCGAAGCCAGTATTTAGCGATGCATCAGCGCGACCAGCAGTTAAGCCTGCTGGCGTAATATCGATAAGGTTTCCGTTATCAAGATATGTAACAAGCTGAGTCGCGTTACCAGCCGCTAGGTAACGGTTGCTATCGTTATCTTTCCAAGTTAGAGCACCGCGCATCGGGTAATCACCCTCATCTGTGGTGCGTGGAGTCCAGCCGCCTACTGGGCGAATAGTATTATCAATCCAACGAACTAGGTTAGAGTCGCGCCAGCGTCCAGCAGACTGAAACTCTGTGCCGTTGCGGTATATGCCAGCGGGTAGCTGTAGTGGTATTAACGGCATTTACTCGGCCTCAAAAATTTAGTATTGCAGTGATTATACACTAGCTAGTCTGATTTGGTCACACTAGCCTCAGCGTATCACCATCAACAAAAACAACATAATCAAGCTCACTACGCATAAGTGTGCTCAAAGCATCATCAACAGTTTGAACAAGCGGATCACCTGCGAGGTTGAAGCTAGTATTCATCAGTGCTGGTATACCTGTAAGCTTGTTAAACTCACGGATGATATCTGCCAGTTTACCTGATGAAACAGTCTGCACCCTGCAAGATCCATCAGCATGAACGATGCCGCCAAGCTTGCTTAACGCCTCGCGTTTAACGTCAAACGATATAGTCATATCTGGCGCTGACTTTAAACCAAGAGAGTCAAAGTATTGATCAAAATACTCTTCAAGAATGACACCGGCAAACGGCCTGTACCACTCGCGCTTTTTGATCTTATTCATTTGATCCTGAGCATCAGGTATCGATGGATCAAGCAGTATAGACCTATGACCAAGCGCCCTAGCGCCAGCCTCTGGTTTCCCCTCAAATATGGCAACGCTCTTACCTAGCGCAAGTAATTTAGCTACCTGCTCAGCAGTTGTTTCAGCACCACACATGGGCTCTTCTTCCCAGTAGTGGTAAAAGGTGTCGGTAAGTCGATCGGGCACTATGCCGAATCGTTCGAACCCATACAGCATAGCCGCACCTATGGTTAGGCCGGTATCGTCAGCAACAGGCTCAAAATAAAACTCAACATCAGGCATGCTCTTTATCAGGTGATTGTTCGCAACTACGTTCATCGCGTATCCACCAGACAGGCAGACCTTCTTTATGCCAGTTTCATCGACCCACTTTCTAATTAGGCGTAGCACCACATCTTGAGTCTGAAGCTGAACCTGCTTAGCTTTGTCTGCGTAAAATTGACAATTCTGAGGCACAAGCTCGCTTGTTACTCGATCCACATCATCAAAGAAGCAGTTGCCTAGCCACCAACGACCCTGTGGATCTGAGTCACCAATATCAGCAACCATCTTTGAGCTTATGGGTATGTCGTTATCATCGAACAGAGGCTCAAAGTCAGTCTTATCAGAGTAAGCCGCAAGACCCATTGTCTTGCCGTTCTCAAGTGGGTTTTGGTTGATCAGCGTTGTGGCACACTCATATGTCGATACGATACCGAACGGCGACCTTGCCTCTGTTGTACAGTTAAATTTACTTCGTATCTTTTGTGATACAACATTTGAATATTGAGTGCCTGTGTTTAGATTGAATCGTTTAAACACAGGAGCCCAGTGACTGCTCTTGTTGAACACGAAAACAGACTCTGCCTCTCTGGCGATCTCTGTGTTCTGCTCATCAAAGAATCCGCTACCATTCCTATCAATCACGAATACCAGCGACTCATCAAAGCCACTGTTAAAATACGATATAGCCGCATGCGATGCATGGTGCGTCATGTCAGAGTACTGTTCGACTCTGCAGTCTAGCTTCTTTTTTATGTACTCTTTGAACAGCCTGCGCTCACTGGTTGCTGAGCAGAATAGAGCGACATCTATTTTACTTTTGTATAACTCAGATGCCTTATCAATCGAAAAGAAGGGCATACCATCTCGCTTGTTGCCAGATAGGCGCTCTTCCTTACAAAAGAACTCAAGCTTGCCGTCATTGAAGATAGCAACAGAGCTATCATGGGTTGCATGGATTGCGGCAATTCTCATTTGAAATTCCAGACAATTACTGTGCGCTGTCCACCTTTTACTTCAGGTACACAGTGAACCACCTGAGAAGGGAACATCAGTATATCGCCCTCTTCAACATGACCGCTCACAACCTTCTGCTTTTCAGCATCCCAGAACACGGTATCTGGAGAGTTGTCCGGCTTTTCTAGGTAGTACACACAATTCCAGCTTGTTTCTGGATGCCTGTGCCAGTGATGCCAATCACCATCTTGGTACTGCTGGAACCAGTAGTTATCTAGCTGGTAATCAACGTGCCTGAACTTGAGACGCAATAACTCATCAAAATCATCTTTTACGTCATTCCATAATATATCCCAATACTCACGCTTTGCATTTTTATCTACATTCCAATCGGTATGGGTAACCCAATTCCAGTTATCTCGGATCTCACCACCTTCTGCTGTGTTGATAATTTCCATCAACTGATCTTTCAGTGCGGCGTGATTCTTATGCTTAATATGTGTGAATGGAATATCCATGTTATCTCTCGCTAAATGGTTTGATTGGGCAACGGATGCGATTCTTGGCATTCTCTGTTTGCGATCTGCCGAACTTGGAATGCGGATTCTTTGCCAGTAGCATTTCTTTCCACTGATCATCCGTTACAAGCTCACACACAACGCGCACTGGTCGCTCTGTTAGTGGTATTAGCTGAACAATGGGCTCGCCTGCAGGAAAGATAGTAAATATATCGTTACTCTGGCGCGGAACCATAATGTTCACATTGGTATCTGATATACGGCTGTAATTAACAACCGCAGGTAGTGTTAACTTATGCTCTGGATGATCTTGGTTCCATACAGGCTGTTGCCATAACCAATCAACATCTTCCTCACAATGCAGAACCCAAGGCGACTCGATCTTAAGGTGGCAGTATTCTTTAGCAGGCAGGTATTCGCCACGCTGAGATTCTGCATGATATTCTGCAGAGGTCATGCCGTCAGCAAAGCGCCACTTGTATGATCCTGTTACACCGTCTTTTGATTCAGCCGTAAAAGCGAGGTCAGACCAGAACGGCATCATTACACCCTTCTTGAATAACCCTGTAAAACCGGCGCAAGACTTCATTGAGAATTCAAACTCAAGCTTGTCGGTATCGACCTTGGTTTTACTTGGTAGCCTCTTGAACCACTCTGGGATCATGTATGCGCTTTTAACTACTGGGTAGTTATAGAACACATCTGGTCGATTTGTGTAGCAGTACAGCACAACCTCATCAGGCTTGCTTAGCTTATTTTTTAACCACTTAATCAAAACTCTACCCAACCTGTAAGAATGTATTTTGTATTACTCATTGGCGGGTTGCCTCTATGAGTATGCGTCAGCCCAGATGGGAATATGACCAGAGTGCCTTTCTTTGGTTTGACGCGTTTAGGGAAGTATAGAAACTCAGTTTCGCCACCCTCTTCTACATCGTTCAGGTAAAGTATGTAAGCTAGAACCCTGCGAGATGATGCCGCATCGCCCTGTTCGCAGTGCCAGATATGGTATCCACCACCAACCATAGTACGCTGAATCTTCTGCGCCTGAATGGTGTGTGTATCCATTGTGTGCAAGATATCGAACTGGTCAGAGTAAGCTTTATAGCCCACATCCCAGAATCGATCTATGAATGTTTTATGAAGGTCGCGTGAGTGTACGAATGATAACTCTTCTTCAAAACCGCAAAGCGAGTCATCTTTCTTTTGGAACGCTGGGGTTTGTTGCCACTTCTGGCGATCTGTTGTAAACCCTGCCTCATCCATCTTCTCAAAATAATCAATGACCTCATCGCACCACTCTGGCGAGATGAAGTCATCGATAATGCCCACAAAATTATGTGAGTGATAGCTAGGCTGGATCTCCTGCTTCTGAGTCATCAACTGGTTCTCCTATGCTGTCATCCTGCACATTCTTCCACTCAGGTGTTTCGAATGTCATGGTTGATCTGTTTAGGATATCACCAATTGCAACATTACCTCCAGTAATGTCAATAAACTCTATTGCAGAATGCATCTCAGGCTTTGTCACATGAAGTGACACTACTGAATCATCAACTCCGATTTGTGCCCACATTAGCCGCCAAACTCCTCTACGTAAACAACACCCTGACGGCCTGAGCCACCGTAGTACTGTACTGAGTTATCACGGTATGCCGCGCCGCCGCCGCCAACACCATAGCCATCGCCTGAGTTGTTAGCATGTTCGCCGTTAGCACCATACGAATTTGCAGAGTTTGTTACAGATGAAACATCTGCAATAAGCGCACCATTGTATGATGTGTAATTCATCGTGCTAGCGCCACTTGTAGCACCAAGGCCGTTACCACCAGCATTACCAGTGTAATTTCCGATGTTGCCGCCTGCACCAGTACCACCAGCACCACCGCCGCCCCAAGCTGATCTGTTCCAGTAAACAGAACCACCACCACCACCACCGTTAGCGGATGCGTATGAGCCGTATGAAGATGCACCGCCAGCACTAGCAGAACCGCCGCCACCGCCAACTGTTACAGATACGCTAGAACCAGCACCTATAGCCACCTCGGTAACAGCACCGCCGCCGCCACCGCCTGCGCCGCCACCGCCGCGAGCACCGTAACCAGAGTGTGAGCGACCATTGCCGCCGCCACCGCCGCCACCTTGAATCCATGCGCGCACAACATTAGTACCAGCCCCCACTACATGAGTAGAGCTAGATGTATAAGTTAGAGTGCGAATTGGTGGTGGTTGCTTACCGTAAAAGTCAGCCATCTGGAATTCACCAGAAGATGGCAGACCCTGACCACCGTAGCGCTCAGACATGCTGTAAGGAGCAGTGTCACCATAAGCCTGAGCAAGTGTTTTAAGTGATAGTTGTCCAGAGTTAGCAAAAGCCATGATTAGCCCTCCAGCTCTTCAACTCGCTTAGTAAGCTCTTTAATTGCTTCGATAAGCAAGCCATGCAGAGCATCATAGTTAACAACTTTGTATTCAACGCCATCGTCAGCTTTAAGCGGAAGTAGCTTCTCTGTTACAGCTTCTGGTAATACTGCCTCTACCTCTTGTGCAATAACACCGGCAGAAACCTTGCCATCAGCTTTGTACTTGAAGGTGTAACCGCCTAAGCTGTTTACCTTATCAAGCGCGCCATCGATACCAACGATGTCATCCTTCAGGCGCTCATCTGAGATAGTTGTTGAGTATGCGATAACGTCACCATCACAGTGCAGGTCACCGTCATTCTCAAGGCGCATATCCACGTTACCATCAAGAACGAAGTCAATATTGGTAGTGTTTACCATGATGTAATCACTGGTATCACGACCAATCGCATAAGCATCACCACGAAGGTCTGACTCGATGCTCACTGTAGATCCAGATACATCGATACCTGCGCCAGCAATTGGTGCTGGGCTATCCCAAGTGAATGAGCCATCGCCATCAGATTTTAAGTACTGACCTGAAGTACCGTTACCAGATACGTTTAGCTCAGCCGCGCTTACAGAGTTATCAGTGATAGTCGAACCGTTAACTGTGCTTAGGTAGGCAAGAGCACCTAGGCTTGAGTTGATTGAAGCAATACCATTGGCATTGGCTTTCATCTGTGAGTCAATTGTATCGAGGTTACTGTTGAGCTTAGTACCCCAAGTATCCTCTGATGCGCCTACCTCTGGCTTAACCAGAGAGTAGTTAGTAGTAGTAGTATCAGCCATTTAAGCTACCTCATTCCAAGTGCCGCCACTGGCTGACACATCATTCCAAGTTTCATTTTCTTTAGCCTGCCTCTCATACTTGAGCCTAGCATTAGCCTCAAATGAAGATTCTGCAGACATAGTCTGTGACGCGTTTCGCTCCCTAATGTACTCAATACCTACATTAGACTCAGATAATACATCTGCTGAACCGGCAACAGTTATGCGACCCTTAGCGGCAACATAAGCATTTGCCACTATTGTAACACCTGTGTTGCGAGTAGCGTAGGCGTTAACATTGTTACTGGCTACACCAGACACAGCGCCTTCACCAAGCTTAATAACCTCGCCGGATGCAGTGTTACTTGCCGCGCAGTAAGAGATCATTGTTGTTTGACGCTTGCGTATATACACAACTGTTAAAACAGAATCACCCATACTGATCGCACCAGATTCACCGATGCGCTGAGAGTCTGCATTTGTACCAGATGTGCCAGAGCCGCTTGCAACAATATCAACAACTGTCACAGCATTGGATGAACTGTCGCTATTTGCCGATACTATACCGCCACGCTCACCGACTTTCTGCGCCGATACGCTTGATCCAGATCCTGCAGTGCTGACAGCGGATGCTGTACGAACCCTATTGAACGATGCGTGCTCACCAGACTGAGCATCAACAACAGCATCGCCAGCAAATGTAGCACGACCATCAATTGATGCGCCTGATTGCTCTGGGTATGCACTTGCACTATCTTCTCGCACACGCTCCATGTCTGATGAAACAACAGACACTGAGAATATGGCTGACTGGCCAATCAGTGATACCTGAGCATGAGCATTAGAGCCACTTGTAGCCGCTGTAGAGCCCCCAGAAAGAAGTATCTGCTCAGCACTAGCGCTAGACCCAGAAGTCGCCTGAGAATAGCCCACAGCGCCTCTGGTAGCATATGCATTAGTGCTGTTGGTAGCCTGCGCTGATACCTGAGCACCAGTTGTACGAATTCTTGAACCGTTGGCGTTAGTGTTTACGCTTGTGGTTGAAGAGCTGTTAACCAGTGCAGAGCCCTCTGGAACACGCCTAGCTGACGCGGCAACAGATGACTGAGAATCAATATTAGACGCTCTGCTTGCAGTCAGATATGCCGAGGCATTTACTGAAGAGTTTGCAGATGCGCTTGGAGCGACTTCACGCTTACGCTCTACCGATGCACTGGTAGATGAAGATGCGCTCACAGATGCCGAAGCATCAACAACGGTAACGCCAGAGGCGCTAGCACCAGTAGTGGCACTAGCAACCGCTGGGATTACGTATTGACCAAAAGGCTTCTTGCCATACAGCGATACGCCATATGTAGAAGAAGAACTCTCTACGTGTGGATCGGCAGAGTACAGTGAAGTGCTGTACTCGCCAACGCCGTAATAGCTGTAAGCCATTTAATTAGTCCAGAGTGATATCTAGGTCACCAGCAGGTACGCGGAATACGTCACCTGTTTCGATAGTCTTAGCGCTTGATAGCGAAGCGTAAGCCATCAGGTTACCGCCAGATGCCGCATCGAATACACCAACGTGAGTTACAGTGCCGTAGTTAGCAGTAGCAGTTGGGTACTCAACAGCCGCTGAGTTAGAAGTAGTGTTGCCAGAAGTAGTGAAGGCAACAGTCTGACGTACGTAGCCGCCACCAGATACTTCAGTGCCACCACCTGAATCAGATGGAGCGGCAGTGTAAAGTGCCAAGTAAAGAGTTGAAGGTGCAGTGTAAGCCGCGCCGCCGAATACGTGATCTAGAATTTCAGTTTCTAGGTAGTTTGAAAAGCTCATTAGTAGCTCCTGATATTTAATTTAAGACCAGTGCCGCTAACAGTAGCTTTATTACCACTTGTGTTTAGTGCGGCTAGTTTTGATTGGTACATCCCAGCATATGCTGTAATGCGCTCATCATCCCGTAAGTATATCGCAGTTTCAAGTAAAACGGCATACAGGTACAAATCTGGAGCTTCAGTTAGCAACCAGTTAGATGTATTAGAGTCCGACAACGCCTCAATCTTCTGTGTGTATAACAGTTCAATGTCATATGTTGCGTCTGGTGTCGGATACATTTCGATCTCGCCAGCGATGTGAGCGTAGTACACAGGCTTACCTGATACATCGTCACCTTGGAAGCGTATGTCTTGCATACGATCGCGGCTAACTAGGTTCATTGCATACGGTACAGTGTCTTTAACTGTAAGGCGTATAGTCTCAACCCAGTCTGTCGGTAGTGTTAGATACTGATCGTCGATCTCTGCCTGTGAGCGCTGTTCCATCTTCCAGTGACGTACATCACGGTTCAGATTGGCCTCTGCCATATCAATGAACGTATCGATAGTGCTAGTCAGGTCATCACGGTTAAGAAAATCCGCTACCGCTGACTTTAGCTCTGCATAAGTAGTAATCGCCATTATCAGCTACCTTTCTTGGTTTTCTTCATTTTACCAGAAGATCGTTTCTTTGTGCTACAGGCCATTAATATCTACCCCCGAGCGTTTTACCGTATATCCAAGGGATAGTTCTATCCAATAGGCCGGTGTTCTCGCCGCCGTAGTTTTCATACTGCTGGCCTTCGCCTTTAGCTAGTCGATCCTTGGCAAACTGCACAGCTTGTTCGTACAGCTCTTTGTCTGATAAGCGGCCAACCTTAGCGTCATACGCCTGAGTTCCGGCAATGTTCTCCCAGAAGTCACCAATCGAGTCATTAGGTCGTGAGCCATAATCACCATACTGATAAGCCTTAGCAAGAGCTTCTACCTTTTGCGGGGTATCTGGCGAGCGAGCCATCATGTCGTAGCCGCCCATATAGTTCATAACCATATCAAGCAGACCACGATCTGTTCGCTTAACATCCTTCATTGATGGATCCATTTCTCGGATCATGCTGGGCAGACTGTTGTAGTATGCAGTGTGCTCATCCTTACCTTTGAAGTCATCATCGAAACGGTACGCTTGGTCATCCCACCATTCGCCCATTCTGTAATCTCGGTATGGGTTATATTCAGACATTATAATATCGCATCCAATAGTGAGGTACTGCTATTCACAACACCAGTTTTGCGTGACTGGCCTATATCTAATAGACCCTTAACAATTTCATCAAACATGGTCGGCACAGCCAAGCTGTAATCACCGCTAACGACATTGCGTTTAATCGGCGCAATCTCACCGTAGTTGTAGATATCGGGGTTGCGATCCATGAATTCATCATACTGACCCATCAGGCTATCTAGCCCAACCTGAGCATTGTCCTGCTGAATAGCATCAAGCAATGACGCACCACCCACAACTGAAGGTGAACTAATGATTCCAGCTCTCTGTAGGTTCTTTAGGTGCTTATCAGTAATGATGCCGCCACGAGCACCCATTTGCAGTGATCGCAGGTCTTGAGATGTTGGGTTCATTGGGTCTTCAACATAGCGCAGAGGATCGACACCTTTATGTTGCTTGATAGATCGTGGATCTAAGAAGTACGCTGGGATGTCCTCTTTCAGTGTGCCCATAGGCTCACCGCTGATGTAGAACGGGTACGATGGATGGCGTGGATTAACACCGATACCTTTATCAAGGTCAACCATTGCCACGTTCTGCAGGTTACCCTCTTTAGCGTTAATCTGGCTTGGTTGCGCAATAGATAGACGAGCTTCACCTAAGCTTAGGCCACCCTCATTACGGAATTGCACATCCATATCGCTCTTGAGCTTTTTGCGGATAGCATCAGGTGCTTTTTCAAACTGAGTGATCGACTCTGGGTTATCAACACCTTTCCAGTTAGGGATGGATTCTTTGATCATGCTGTTCAGTGCTTTCTTCTCAGAAGCACCCATATTTGCTTGCGCAAACTTCAGCATGGTTTCGCCTGTCATTGATGCGAAGTCTGAACCAGTAGGTGCCATTCGCCAAGGCATAAGTATCGGGTTCTGACCTGTGCCCATGCCTTCACTGCGACCAATCTTATCATCACGCATATACTTGCCTAGGTTCATAATTCCGCTCAATGCAGATTTAGCTGAGGCCCATACATGATCATCGTTGTTGAACATATAGTCTTGTCCGCCAAGTAAGCGAACTGGATCAGATAGGTCAACACCGTTGATACGAGCAAGCAGGCCGCCAGCATCTGTACGATCAGACATAGTGGTAATGAATGGTCTACCCTCTAGGTCGACGATAGAGATCTGATCTGGTGTAGAGGTGTTAGTACGCTCTACAACCGTCTCTAGATTCTGTGCTCGCTCTAGGTCACCACCACGCGGAACATAAACACCCTGTTTCTTAGATGCATCCTGATTCTTTTCTAGGTAACGCAGGTCTTCTAGACCAAGGCCACGCATAAGCGTCTCGTAGACAGCGTCAGTACCTTCACCTACGGTTTTGCTGATAACACCCATTAGTACATACCCTGTATGTTTCGTTTAATAGCGCCACCCTTCCAAGAGTTACGCTCTCTGTAACCTACTGCCAAGTAACGGAATGAATCCGCTGGATGGCTCGACCAATCGTGTTCAGGTCTGCCTTTCCATGTCATGCGCTGGTCATCGTATTCTCGATGGTATGCTCTGAGGGCTTCTACTAGATGGTCGCACTTCTCGGCATCGAACCAGCATAACGGTAACATGGACCGTACAGCTTGAATGCCATCGTCTACTTGAAGTTGAGGTGCGATGGTGATCGGATTAATTCCTAGAGATTGTAACGTCTCGTAGCGTGATTTACCACTACCTAGCTCCTTGACCCTAACGTCATGCGGCAGGATGTGCTGATCGTATCGATAGCCTTTGTCCTGTAGTACACGAGCATAGTGATCTAGACCTACACCTGAGTTCTCATAGAAGTCTATGATGCGAACCTCTGAGCCGTGGAACTGTGCGAACGTAATCGCTGTGCTGTCACCTATACCCAAGTCCCATGCAGTCACTACCGGTAGTGCTCTATCGTATGGAACGATGGTAATACGACCTTCGTCACGAGCATCACGCAGTTCGATGTTATAATATGCACCGTCATGGTGAGTTAAGAAATTTCCGAGCCAAATCCATTCATATGAATCAGGGCGTTTCTTCTTATCTTCTAGACGCTCTTGGTTAAGTACCTCTGGGAACCAGTCGTTGTCACTGTAGTTGATCTCTACGATCTTACAGTCATCTGGTGTCTCTTCACGGAATCGCTTATGCGTAGGTGATAGCTTTGACTCAGGGTTCCAGCTTACCCAGATCTCTGAATCCTCTTCACGGACAGTAGGTATTAGCTTTGCCCATGCCATTTCACTGACTGTCTCTGCCTCATCAATCCAACAGATGTGGATAAAGCCTCGACCCTTGAGTGAGTCAAGGTTACGGCGCAAACCGGCAAAGGCGTATGAGATGCGACCATCCTTAGTGCGGATGTAGTTCTGTCCTATGTCGTAGAATGACTCTAGGTATTTGTCAGACATGATCGCCTGCTTGATCTCCTCAAACGAAGAGTCAGCTAGACTGTTCATGAACTCACGAGCACACAGGATGATGCCAGACTTACCTGCCTTGGCTAACTCCATGCCTCGTACAGCAGTCATTATGGCAAACGATCTAGTCTTACCTGATCCACGACCACCATAGGCACAACGGTAGCGAGCCTTACCATTAAAGATATTGTACATCTTGGCCGGTAGCTGAACCCTGAGCTTACCCTTACTCATCACCATAGTCTCTCTGCGATGGCTCGATACCTACAAGCTCAATGCCTATAGGTGACATACTGCCGTCAGATGATGACATATCCTGCTCTATGCGATCAGAGTATCCGTGCTTGGTCATGAGTAGCTTAGTGATAGGTGATACGAACTCACCAGTAAGGCCGCTATCGATCAGCAAAGCCTCTTGTTCTGCCTGTATAGCCTCTAATATGTCCTGAAACTCAGGGTATTCATCACGCCATACATACAACTGTGATCGTGCCACGTTGAGGATACGAGCAAGCCTAGCAGTGCTTGGTACTACACCATGCTTCTTGAAGTTGTCTAAGTATTCATATGCTTTGTCTAGTACGTCTTGTCCGTACTTGGTTGGTCTGCTCACGATGCCTCCTAGTGCTTAACAGCGTCCCAAGATATTTGCAAGCATTGTATCAGTAATCACGGACTAGTACACACTCCAGTCTATTAATGGGTGTTTTAAGAGCGAAAGCCTCGTCATTGCTGGCCTTGAGGTGTATTTAATCCCAAACCTCACTTAACTGGCTTTTTAGCTCCCTATCCTCTATCAGGTTATCTATAAACCTTCGATCTATATTGTTTCCGTGAAGGAACTTTTTCTTGCAGTTTTTTGCCCTAGTGCTTCTTAACTTACACTTCCTACAGGTGCTCTTCTGCTTTACATAATACAGATGGGTTCCACACTTAGGGCATGGCTTATCCCTCCTATACCAAGTATCACCTCGACTTAGGGCCATGTCGTAATCATGTGCATTAGCCTCATCCATTCTATGTCTGCGCATGGTGTCTGTTGGGCCGTACTTCTTTAGAGCTTCAGGTATCATTAGCCACCCCTCCGTAAAACCTATTTATTCTTATTCTTCCAGTGTTTTGCACAATCTAATTTATGCCCCTTGGCTGAGTCATTGCCACACTCTGGGCATGGCCATTGTGCTCCGAAGATCTTCTTGAAGTTCTCTTCAAACTTCTTCTGATCCTTGTGGTGTCCACCACTATCGTATGACCAGTTCATACATCCTCCTGTGCGGCTTGTATCATGGCTTTGTATGCTTTCACTTCGTCAAGCGTCTCGCCATCCACATGGGTATCCCACCAAGCATCAATCATCTTCTCTGTAGGCTCTACAGGCACAATGACATACCCTTCAGGTAATCCTAGCCCGTATGCCTCTACTTGTTCCCACCATTCTTCAAATGTCATCACTCTTCTCCTTCAAAGGTACATGAGCAAAGCATGGCCCAGACAAGTCAGCTAGAGATACTGGCAAGTCAGACTCAACAGCTTCATTGCGTACATCTTCACTGTACTTACGTGGACACTCTCTGTTAGCACAAGAGGCTATACAGAATGTCATGTCTCTATAGCTAATCATCACTCTTCCTCCACTACAGGTACATCACGCCATTCTTCAGACACAATCCTACCTCCGTAATAGCTAGCCTCGTTGTGCTTCCACTTCTGCTGAAGGATGCGTAGTTTATGTGGATGCAAAAAGTTATCTTGTGGAGCCTCACGCTCAACAAACCGTAGTTCATTAGTTGGTATCCAGTTACTCATATCTCCTCCATTGTAAAGCGGTTGTAACGGTTCTTTAGTGACTGGCGTAAGTCATGTGCATCGGTTGCACTAATGACAGTCGTGTACTTGCCACCATCTTCCCAGTATTGGATACGGTACTGTTTCATAACAACTCCTCAAAATCCTCAAATGACAGGTGGTCAATGTCGTGGCTATCTAAAACCTTTAGCAGATACCTGTGGTACTTGCCGACATTCTGAACGTAGTCATACATAACTCTGTTATTTTCAGCTATTGACTCATTATTTTTAGATAGGTTTTCTATCAATTCTTTTTGGCCTAGATACTTACCGTTAATACAATCGATAGTATCGTGCGCCCTTTTTAGCTTAAACCCTATCTCAGCGGTTCTATAATCGGCTGGGACTTTGAGATTAAATAACGCAATTATCTCCCTATCTGCCTTGCGACCGATGTTTGGCAAGTTAGAAAACGTAAAGTAAGTGTAGTAATAGCTTACAATCTTATCGCGTGACTCAAGACCTGCCGCCTTTAGAGCGTTCTGGCTTCTGACCGATAACTGATCAATTAATCTTGGCTGACTCATAGTACGCCCTCCAGCCAAGCGGCAAAGATAAATAGACCAAGTATTACAGTCATGGCGTATGGGACGCTCTCCATCCAGAATCTCATAGCACTTCACTCCAGCCTTCAGGCATACACATCAGTCTATTCCAGATCTGGAACCCGTCATCCTGTACGACCATGATCTCTACTACGTCACCTACTGACAGTGAACGAGTCTTGCCTTGGATAAGCACACGTTCTACTTCCATGCGTGGGTTGTTAGACAGGTCGAATGCGTACTCTGCCGCCTCTTCATCTTCCAGCTCAGTGTAGAAGCTACCTACTGGCTCCCAGTTAAGGTGGTTGTCGCTGTACTGATCAAGTAGATCAGAGTAACCATCAGCAGGTGAACCCTTGACCTGAGCTAACAGGTTTGGGCGGTACTGCTCTTCATTGGCTAGGTATAAAGTAACTGTGTTCATATCAACTCCTCCAGAAGAAGCGAACCTTAACGGCTCGCAACCCCAAATTTATAATTATTGCTTCTGCTTAGGTTCATCAGCTCTTGGAACTCATCCATCATTGCAAACACTACAGGAGAAAAGCGACCATCTGCCTGAGCTAGGATTGCGTAAGTAACCTCACGACCATCCAGAATCTTGAACAGTGCTTTCTCAGCGTTATCGTAAGTAGCGTAAGAGTGTGATTCGTTAAGTAGCTGGTTCATATCTATTCCCCTTTATTTAAGATATGAGTTCATTATACACGCATTAATATCTGTTGCAACACTAGTCGCGGCAAATTAATTTTCGTTTGCCCTTGATCGCATCTCAGCAATACCTTGTAGCCTTGAATGCGCCAATTGTACACGCCTCTTATCGGCTAGTGTGGTTGGCGGTGTTACCTTAGCCATCTCGACTATTAACTTATCCTGCACCTCTTTCTCTTGCATCTCACGACTAATCACTGGGCGCTTGTAGTCAGAGTCTGGTGCGAATACCTCATCCTTGTTTAGTCCAAGAGCATCAGCCACATCGACAGCGCTACAACCACATACAAAACAATATCCACCAACAGATCCATCGCGTCTCTCCGATAACATAAGGTTTAAGTCTTTACCATTGTGTACAGGACATGGCGCCCTGTACTTGTTGCCGAACTTCTTATAGCGTGGCAATGCCGCCAATACTGACTCAATACTCACTTACTCGACCGTCCATTGATTTCTTAACTTTGTGTGCCCACGCTATCTGGCGCGAAGTGATCCACGACTGTACCTCTGGAGTGACATTCTCCATAGGTAGATCGTGCTTGTTTCCGTACCCGTACCAAGTGCCGAATTTTTCACGGTACTTATGGTCTGCCCAGTTTGGACTGTAGTTCTTCTTATGGGCATAGTTTTTAAGCTGTGCGTAGAAGGAGATCTTATCTTCCTTAGTCGCTACCTTGGCCTCAGCCTTCTCTAGCTTCTTAAGCTCTTCCTGAGTGGTCTCAATCTGCTCCTTAATAGGGATCTCATAGCCACACGAACAGCGGATACCTACGAACTCACGGTAACACTGCGGGCAGTCGCGTACCTTTGGCTCTGACTTCTCTTCATCTTTATTGGTCAGCTTCTTCTCATTGTACTTGTCTGAACCATCGTCCAGCTTGGTTGGGTACCAGTCTTCAGCAAACCCAAAGCGAGACACGTTCTGAGCGTGATCCAATACGATACACTCTGTCTTACCTTCACAGGTCCTAAGCCCTCTTCCAATTCTTTGGATATAAGTGGAAATTGACCTCGTCGGATAAGCATCTAAAATACAGCTCGTCTGTGGGCTGTCCCAGCCGGTATTCAGTAGGCGCGAGCAAGACAGGATAGTGAACTCACCATTGTTATGAGCCTCGATGATATCGTCACGCTCTTCGTGGTCCATGTACCCATCAACGTGCTCTGCTGAGATACCTGCCTCTTGGAACTCTCTGACCAATGCCTTGCTATGAATAATTGAAGGAGTAAACGCTACCGTCTGACGGCCTTTGGCAAGTTTGAGCCAGTTATCGATAACGCCGCCTACAAGCTGTGTATCGCCTTCTACAGCTTCAGCCAATGCAGATGGATCATAGTCAGTAACACCGTTGACTGTACGGCTCTTTACGCCCTCTACAGAGATCTTGTGACCACCGTAGTAAT